TTTAACTGCCGTTTCAGTCGTTTGGGATTGATTTGCGGGAATCCCACGACAACGTGTATCGGACTGTCAAGTAATTCCTTCACGCTCGTGTATTTAATCCGTACTTCTTGTGGAAGTTTTTCTACCACTTCCCAATGTTCTGTCAGTAGTTGACCGATATACATTTTATTTTCGGTCTTGATAACGCGCCAACCACGGTGTTGCTTGGCGAATCGTCGGTCATTTTCAAGTTTCATGTCCCAGACTTCTGTTGCATAAACCTGAAAGTCTTTATAGGTATTCAGTCCCACTTGTGAAGGGTAATGGTGGCAGGACCATGCGTCGTCCATATCCACGTTATCAAACTTCTTGATTATCATATCGTCTTTTGTGATATCCCACGCTTCCCACCGATTCTCAGGAATGGTATGAATCCGGAATGCATTCTCGAATGCTATGTACAAAGGATTTGCCTTACCGAATGGCGTTCCAATACGAATTTCAGTTCCTGCGGTGGATAGTAATGAATCCGTAAGCGCGTCATATGCGGCGCCGGGAATGAATGCCGCTTCTTCAAATACCAATTCGTCAACCGAAAAACCACGTACCTTATCGGCGCTTTGACCGATTGGCATGTTAACAATCGTGTATCCGTTTATGAATTCGATTCCTTTTTGTAATACCCGACCTTCCTTTAATTCGGCAAGTAGGATCGGACTTCGGTTTAGGTATTTCTTACACCGACTGTAAAGATTTTCGGACTGTCGTTGTGCGGGTGCTACAAGAATGGCAATCAAGTCGTCTAAGGTATTAGTAGCACCATTGTAATTTTCCCTTCGGGATACGATATCAGAATTATGGACAAATATATCATTTGCTATAAAATTACCGCTTTCTGTTGTTAGATTATAAGTATTAAATCTACCGACATACTCAATTTTTTTGATTCTATCCCAAAAAACATCGCTTTTTGCATAGTTTATTATTTTTTGAGAGTTTAGTTTTTGTCCATATTCCAAAACTTTTTCTCGCTGTGGATTATATTTTTTGGGTTTTCGTTTTAATCCGAGTTCATTCCAACTCTTTTTTAATTTAATTTTTTCTTCAGAAATGAGTTTGATAATATCTAATGGTATGACATCTCTGTTATTATTTGTAACTTTATCTTTTACTTTTTTTACGATTCGAGCTAATTTGTCATATTTTTCTTTTATGCCTATATTAAATGCGAAATTTATAATGTCTTTTTTATTACCAAATGATAATTCGTAAGTTGTGAACCAGATATTATTAGTTTTTATCTTTTTTTCTCTAACTCTTGCGTTTATGTTAAATCTTAATAGAAGATGCCTTACTTGTAAGATCATTTTTTTCGATGAAGAACTATATCCAATTGATAAAGAACCATCCTTTGAGATTGCGACATATCCATCACAAGAAAAAAGTCTATTAAGAAATATTCTTAGATTTCTTTTATCCTGAGTAAATATTACTGATGGTATTTCTTTGTCAATCGATTTTCCTAATTTATAATTAATCTTGTTTAACCAAGCACGGACGGGATTGTGTGTGTAACGTGAATGTCCTCTTCTGCTTACTTCAACGGTCACTACTTCGTTTCGTGGTTCTTTTCTTTCTATTATATGAACATCACCAAATTTTTTTGCACAACGAATGAATTCATTACGTAACTTTTTTGAGGTGTTAGTAAATCTGATCGATCCATTTTTATGCGTGTAACCGTCAGCAAGTAAATATGCTAATATTTTGATCTTATATTTCTTTAAGTTAAAAACCTTTTTTGGATACCACTTAATACACCGTGGAATTGCTATGTGTTCCTTTTCTTTTAATGTTTTTAGTGGTTTCCATTGATCAAAAGTTCTAAATGGATGCTCCTCGGTAGCAATTATTTCAAAACCGTAATTTGTTGTTACTTTGTAACATTCTTTTATTCCATTGGTATGAATTTTTGTTATTTTCTGTGGAATTATCTTTAGATTATCAGATAAACCGAATATTTCTTCGCCTTCGGACAGTTCTTTTATTTTCTTTATTTCGCCATTTTTACATAAGATTTCAGTATCTTCGTGTAAACACTTTCCCGTCTGGCGACCGAACACGGCGGCAATCGCGTCGTGTGTATCTCTAATTACAGGTGCTTGGTACCAATAGTCCCACACACCATAAAAAAATAGATCGAACTTGACCGGATCTTCCACGATATACTGAAATTCTTGTGGTGATAACGTTGCAAGCGGACTGGATTCTTCAAGTGTCATTTAATTTCCTCATTGCCTGCATCATTTCACCAAGAGTCTTAACGTCAGTTTTCTTTCGTAGTATGCCAAGTCTATCAAACCATTTTGCAATCGCTTCCGTGGCGCGTTCGTAGTAATTTGACACGCCGCTTTTTATTGACCACATTGTGCCGATTGCGTTTTCTAATCGCCACGCCCTGTCCCTCCGTATGAAATCGCGTATTGCAGAATCTAACATCACCTGACTTGGAAAATCGTCAAACTTGTATATTGCATTTAGGTTATCCCATAGGATTTGGTACATTTCCGCTTCAATTGGACAAGTCTGATTCTTGCGGTAGTAATCACAACGACCTTCTTGACTGATACTACAAGTATCACATTGCATGAAATCGACTTTCTTTGAAACTATTGCCTTCACGGCATTGGATATTTTTGGATACCCACCGTGTATTCCACAACGACCGTTTACTATTTTACCGCCAATTTCAACTGGGAACCGTTTACATGGTTCGCCATTCCGGGTAGGAAAACCGCATATGTGTTCTTTACCTTTTGGGTGCGCCCATTGTTCTTCAATCGCTTGTATCTTTGCAAGATAGACGGTATCCCAAGCAGGATCTGGGTTTACGACCATTCACATCACCTATATTTCTTCATAAATATCGTCATAAATTTCTTCTTCGATAAGTTTTTTAAAAGTAGGAATTGATTTCTCGCCGTTAAGGATTTTCATTAATTCGTCTTTATCTTCGTCCTTGCAGAATATCAAAAACTTGCCGTCTGTCGTGCAGGCGATTTTATCGTCGGGTCTAAACGGGTATAGTGGACTACGCGCCAAAGACGTTGAAACCCTCAAGTAATGCATGTCCGATCTTTTTGAAGTCCATTGAAGCTTGGATTCGTAAAAATCGGGGCACATTTTTTATCACGCGTGAATGATATTATACAATATTATACATACTTTTCTGTTTTTATTTATATATATTTATTGCATTTTTATGTGATTAATGACGCGGAAAAGACGGATCAATCCCGAAACATTAACCGAACTAATGCTTTACGTGATAGAATCAGAAAGTAAAGAAAGTAATAATTACTTGACCGACCAAGACATTCACGGATCCGAATCTTATCACGGAAGCGAAAATGGACTAAATAAATATCTAACGAAATTTAAGGATCAAATTCAACAAAAAATCGAAGAATCCGTTAATAGAATCGTGTTTAGTAAAGACTTACGAATGAATGAAATTCTAAGCACGGAACCCGATTTATTTGAAAAGTATAAAGACAACCTAAATAGGTCAATCTATTACGAACGGGTTCAGCAACGTAACTTACTTTTGTTAACAAAAAGCAGGAATGTTTCACGGTTATATCCGACACGGAATACCGCAATTATTACCACGTTACAACCGCACCCGATTAATCTGGACATAATTGAAAAGATTTATCGACGTGAACCTATCGTGGCGGCGGCAATCGAAGAACGCGCTGAAGAAGTCATTCAACCGGGATTTGATATTGAATGTGATAACAAGCAGGCAAGAGAAATACTAATTGATTTCCGGGAAAGTTCGTACATTAAATTTGACGAGAAAATGAAGAACGCGTTAATTAATTACTTTTTGTATGGTAATAATTATTTACAACCGGTCGTAATGGACAACGAAGTGGTCAAGTTATTCAACATGGATCCACGTTACATGTTTGTTGAAACTGATTATCGACGTAACGTGTATGGGTATTGGGAATTCTCGGCATACGCACAAGAATTTTTCTTCCCATATGAAATCATACAATGGAAACGGAATGCCACGGTTGAAGATCCTTACGGTTATTCGGTCATACATCCGCTCGTGGAATACGTCAAACGTAAACTTAACGTGTGGGCGGACGCCATAAAGGCGTTACATAGATACGGTTCGCCTAAAAATCTTTGGATATTTGGGAACGAAAAGATACCTCGAATACCAAAAGCTCAAATTACTAACTTCATTAATGATTTGAAAAGTCATCCCTCAAACGACGTTGGCGTGCCATATGGGGTGGATGCTAAAACGTTAGGCGGTGATTATAGGGTCGCATTGAATTTTATTGATTATCTTGAAGAATTGCGAACCGAGATAATGTCTGCATTACGTGTTCCACCGGTGGCATTGGGCATTGGAAAATCCGAAGCGCAGTCAAGTCAGAACCTTGAAGCATTCGACAAGAGAAATCAAACCACGCAATACTTGTTATCCACGAACGTGATCATACCATTATTCCGGTTAATTCTTGACCTGCAGGGCATTGGTATCCGGAAGGCAAAGAAAATCAACATTCGGTGGAACCGGTTTGAAAGGATCGAACGCAGCAAGAAAGAACAAAATATCGTCAAAATGTCAATGTCGGGAATAATCACGCCGAATGAAGCTAGGAAAATGATCGGCATTTCGCAACCAATCAAGGCATTCGACCCGATAGAAAATAAAGAAATACCCCACTACGGCGACATGTTCATTTATCCAATGCAACAAAACGTTACGACCGGTTCGGTCGGTCAAACATTCAATTCTAATAAAGTTAATCCGCAAACTGATAGAACCAAAACAAGAAATAAGGTGAGCAAGCAGTGAGCATGTTAAATCAAGGCGCAAATCAAGGCGATCGGCGTTCACCCGCCGAAAAACAAGATAACCTTGACAAGCGTTTAGGAAAACAAAATGGTACCAAATCACAACACGGTAACCAAAATTATGGTAAACATATCTATTCACAAAAAAGAGGTGCAAACGTAAGGAGAGAACCCGGAACCATTTCTCCTCACAAAAAAAGCATTACAGGTAAGTAACAATGCCTGCCAAATTACAACGTTGCTATCAAAAAGTCAAGTCGCAAATGATCTCGCGTGGCGTACCTTCTGATAGAGCAGAAGACGCAGCACGTGCAATTTGCGTGAAATCGACCGGTCTGACTTGGAAGCGAGAAACATTCGACGAAGCGGATATTCTTTGTGAAAAGGTCGGTGAAATTTCAACCGAAGACAAGCGATATGTCTACTTTGCAGGAACCGCGCTGGTTCCCGGTGTTAGTAGAAACTACGTTCATTATACCAAAGAAGAAATCGAACGGGCATATCACACGCTTGAAGGCGTGAAGTTAAACATGAACCACGATATCATGAGTCCTCCAATCGGAAGGGTCGTTTCAACAGTCTTGGGTGAAAATGGCGAAGTCAACTTTGTAGCAGAAGTCGATACCATGATAAATCCTTCGGTGGCGGCGGCGCTTGAATCCGGGTATATCGATCACGTGAGCATAGAAGCGAATCCGGAATGGGCAGAATGTTCCATTTGCGGTCAAGTATACGGTGAATGCAATCACATACGTGGTCGAAAATATCCGACAAAAGAAGGCGAAGCGACATGCACTATCGTGCCTCATAACTTTGAATTCAAGGGATTGGCGGTTGTATTTGGTGAAGAAGGCGTTCCGGCAGCAAAGATAGCACACGAGGTTAAGGTTCCAATCTTTATAGAAAAAATATCCGAAAAGGTGGTAAAAGAAAAAATGTCCGAACAAGTAACAATGAAAGATATCCAAAAAATGCTTGAAGAAGCCCGAAAAGAATGGGAAGAAAAGCATTCACAAGAACTTGAAGTCATGAAAGAGCAAAAATCCGAACTTGAAAAACAACTTGAAGAAACTCGTAACAAAGCAGCACAAATGGAAAAACGGGAACGACAACGACTTGCAAGAGAAGTTGCATTACTTGAAGCTAATGTCATGCCAAAAACCTACAAGCTGGAAAACGTGGACAAGCGGGAAAAGGAACTAGCGGAATGGTCAATGCAAAAACTTGAAACCAGAAAATCTTTCCTTGCAGAAGCAAAGGAGAATTCAGTTACTAAAAACGAAGAAATTAAAGAAAACGTTCCAATCCAAAAAGGCGGTTTTATTCATAAACCGATTGAAGAAGCGGTGAATCACGAAGACTTACGAAAAACCATTGAATTCTTGGAACATAAAAGAATCATTGAAAAGGCATTAGGTTTCAATAAACCATTACGGGAGGATTTCGTCCAGTATTGTATGGATAATGACATAGTGTTCAAGAAAGACCCAAAATCTCCATGAGAGGTGTTAAATAATGACAAATTTTACGAGTGGCGCGTCTAGACTTGGAAAAATGGTAAGAGCAGGAGTCGCGTTGCCGGCATATCGGGTCATATGCTTGGGTAACGACGGTAAGGCATACCTGAGTTCGTTTGAGTCAGGAAATGTCTTCGGTGTTACGACTAAAGCGTGTGCAGGAGATAATTCTGGTGTTAGTTGGGTCGGTGCGGGTAATCTAGCGGTGTTCACGGCAGCCGGCGTCATAACAAAAGGTGCTAAACTTGTCGTTGAAAATACCGGTAGTGGATTGGTATCCGCATGGACCGTAACCGGTGAAGTATACGAATTTCCTAGTACCGGCGACGAGGCAAGAACTTCGGCAATGTTAAGTCAATTAGTTAAATTACGCAACTACGTGGGTTTTGCATTAGAAGCGGCTTCTTCGAGTGGAGATACGTTTTTGGGTTATTTTAATCCGAAAGGTTTGTAGAGGTGAAAAAATATGGTAGCACCAAATAATGAAGAATGGCAATGGGAAAGTGGTTTCCAACCACAAAAAGAAGGTGTTCTATACGGTGATGCGAAACAAATCACATTCCGTGCAGAAGACGACATACAAAAATACGACGTGGTAGCACTCTACGGAAGTGGCACCACGTGGGATCTATCAAAAGCACAACTGACCAGTGAATTACCTTCGGTTGTATCCGTGGGTAGCGCATTTTCTGACGGTCTAAAGACAATTGGAGTGGCGATTGTTCGCGCTTCAAGCGGTAATGCGGTAACCGTTAAATTAGACGGTGTCGTGTGCTGCAAGACCAATAAGGCGGTCAGTGCAGGTAACACCATGCGTGGGTCGCTTGGAAAAAAGGGCGAAAAGTATGGTTGTGCGTATCCACGAACTGATAACACCGGTGAACCCGTCTTGGGAATTGCGCTTAATTCGACCGACGCACCTTCGACGGCAGGAACAGGCACGACAACTAGTCCATTCAATTACCGTCCTGTATTCGTATTACTGAAACAATCGTTCATACCATTGTAAAGGTGAGAAAAATGGCAACAAGTTTAAAAGAAAAATTTTTGGAATTACAACCAAGTAAAGACAAGCGGGAATACATGCTTGAATATGCACATGAAGAAATCAAGAACCTAATGGAAAATAACATTCGGTGGACAATGGACGAATATATCAGCGTTCCAATTCCTGATCTATTCTACGAAAAACATTACAAGTTCATTTCGGAAGATCTGAAGAAATTTAATAACAAGCGAAGCATTACCTTACAGGAAGCGGCAACAACCGATTACGATAACTACGCATATCTCGTTCCTGAAGTCATAGCGGAACGCATTTACGAAGCGGCATTTCCACACTTGGTTGCAAGGCAACTACTTGACTTAGTAACATTCAAAGGAACCACGTATACCTTGCAAAAAGGAACCAAAGATTCGGTGAAAGCATTCATTATCAATGAAGGCGCCGAAATACCAGAGCAACTTGAGAGATACACGGAAGAAACCGTGAAACCCGAAAAATACGGTGTTCGAGTCGAATTAACTACTGAAATGATCGAAGACGCACGAGTGGCATTATTTCCACGCAACGTGCGGTTAGCTGGAGAAGCAATGGCGAAATTAGAAAATACAAGAATCCAAAACACCATTATTAATAGTGGCACGGATTATTCTGGTAGCGCACCAATCACGTTGGTACAAATTTTGAACATGATGACCGAAATTAACGCAAATGATTGGGACGCAGATACCATAGTAATGCACCCATACCAAATGCGTGAACTAATGAAAACCGACGAGTGGCGATCGGAAGCCGGTAGATTCCAAGCAAATTCACGGTTTGTTGAAGACGCCCTTCGGGGTCAGGTCATGCGATTATGGGGCGTGCTTGACATTCTGGTTAGTTCCGAAATGACGGCAGGAACCATAATCATAATGGATAGAAAGATCGCCGGAATAATTGCACAAAATAGGGCAATCACCGCAAAGCGATACGACGACGTGCAACGGGACGCAACCGGTTATCTTGCCACGCAAAGACTGAAAGCAAAAATAATTTGGTCTGACGCCGTTCAAGTATGTGATGATTTCAATTCGTCATAATGGGTAATCTTTTTATGCCCATGACAAATTTTTCTATTTTCGGTGGTTAGTTTGTCGCACCCGACAAGTGATGAAATCCAAGCGGTTAGATATTATCTTGGCAAGCTTGGAACAGGTAACACCGAACGATTAACCGACGCAATGATAACGGAATTCTGGCGTGGAACACAAGTTGAAGTGGAAGCGGACGCGGGAATCACTTATGACAGTGGTAATTGGTTACACAGGTCGTGTGTCATACTTGGCACGTGTGTTGCCGTGCTTGGAATGTTCGTAGGCGATACGTTTCTTGGCAAGAATGTAATGTTAGGTGATTTTCGCGTGGAAGAACAGGGACTGAATTGGAATGTCGGTATATTCCAAGCGGGATTGGATTACTACCGCACGAGATACGAATATAAAATGGAACTTTTATGCACGAAAAAATATTCATTTGGCGACACGACCAGCGATTATTCGGACGACGTTTATACCGCATTACAAAACATAGGTGAAGACGTGGGAATGACATGACCGTGGCAACGGACGTTCAGGCACGATTCAATGAATTCATTAACGATTATGGTCAAGATTTAACATTACGACACTTCACCGGGATTGCTGTTGCGGATAATGAAACGTATAATGACATTTATGACGAGGTTGACATATCAAAGGTAAGCGGTCAGTCAACTGAATTATCATATAAGGATTATACCGTACGTGGACACGTCCAACCAATTGATTTACCACAACGTGAACAAAGGTTAAAACATTCCACGATTGGATACTACGAACAGGGTCGAATGCGTTGTTTCATAAAGGCAATAGACGAGAATGGCACGGCGATAATTTCACGATTGAATTCCGCGAATGACTTCAACTTGGATTTAAATGATCAAATACTATACGACGGGACAACGTTTATCGTGAATAATATAAAACCGTGGAAAATTGGTAATGATATAATATATTACGAATTACACCTGAAGATAGATATTGACGATATTGAATGAAGAGGTGAAATAAATGGTAATTAAAGAAATCCTAGAAGAAAAATACGACGACCTGCAAAAGAAACATTTCAAGCGACACCCAAATGAAGAAGGTCCCTCAATCAACACGCAATATTTTAGCGGTCGGAATGTTTCTACAAAACGCGCTCCTAATACCGTGAATAGAAAGAAAACATTGGTGAAGTAGAAAATGGCAAAACAAAAAAAGTCAGTTTATTATTACGACGGTTGCGCACCACGTGAAATGGAACCCGAAATTGAACGGTTAACCAATGAAATGCGGGAGGCACAAAAAAACAAGTGGATACAACGTGCCATAAAAAAACCGGGTGCATTGCGTAGGTCATTAGGTGTTAAAAAAGGTCAGAAGATACCTGCAAAAAAACTAAAGATTAAAAAAAGTGATTCTACCTTAATGAAACGAAGGAAAAACCTAGCAAAAACACTTAAGAAATTACGGAAGCGGAAGTGATTCCATGACTAATTATTATAATATTAACGTAACATTACACCTGACAAAAAATTCCGATACCGGTAGTGGTTTTTGCACCACGGGTTTTACGTTTGGTAGGAACCTCGTAAAGGATTCAACCGGTGAAATATTCAGCAATCTACCTACAATGGGTCATTTAGTTACCGTGTGTGGTTACCCTTACGGCGGAATACAATCCGGCGCGTATTGGTTTTCAATTGAAAATGAAGACAACGTCGTGTTATATCAACCGCTTGCGACCGCAAGTGGTAGCACGTTCGCCGTGTTCCCAAACATATACTATCCTGCTAATAGTAAATTCGTGGCGCACTGTGATGATTCTGGCGCGGGAATGTATAAATTCAACATATTGGTGAGAAAATAATGACCGAAGAAGAAATAGAAGCACTGAAAAGACAGCTTGAAGAGGTTCGTGCCGAAAAGGAACGGATAAAAAAAGAACTTGAACAGAACAAGATCGTTGACCAAGAACAAGACGAAGAACTACAAGCAATAAAACAGCAACTTGAAGCAAAAATGAAGGAAAATAAAGCGGAAAATAAGAAACCAGAAGACACGGTCAAAAAGGTAGCCAAAAAGAAAAAGACAAAAAAGAAAGACAACGGAAAAAAGGAATTAGATCTTGAAGAAATCCGACGGCTAGACAGGGAACGCAATCTTCGGGAACAGATTGAAGGTCGCGCGAAAATGATGCGTGATCCCAGAATCTACCGGACACGACCATTATAATCAATCTTTTTTTTATTATACTATTATATTATAATTAAAAGTCAATTATTGTTTTTTTACCTTCTATCACGCTATCGTAATTGATATTTAACGGTTCAAATAGCGGCGCAAAAATCGATTTTAATTGCTGATTGTATTTTTTCACGTCAATATCTTCCGGTCGTGCCAATTCCACGGGTTGCACCGAACCGTCCTTACATTTCACGTAACTGATAAGATCGCCGGAATGAATTTCTTCTCCCATTTCTTTTAACAATAAAGCAGCACGCACGTGTT